TAATCTGAGCACCTGACGAAGAAGCATCTTGCTCCAGGGCCAAGCCTGTTTTGTAGTTTACAAGGTTGTTTAGAGATTCTTTAGAATAGAAGTCAGTTAAAGCTACACTTCGCATGTCTTTGTCAGTTAAATACTGTACATTTAATATTCTGTTAGACTTAATGGCTGACTGTATTCGGTGCAATCCATCTACAATCACTTGACGCCCGTTTGTCTCCCAGATCAAGACAGGTGCATTCATATCAGGTGGCGTATTGCGTACTTCTAGCTTAGTATTGACTTGTGGACTTTTTTCTAGTGACTTTGCATCTAACTTATATACAGGACGCTTTAAATTAAAGAGAGCGTCAACTTGGTATAGTACACCGTTTCTTGAAAAAGTATTACCTACAGGTTGTTTCAAGAAGTCATCTATCTTTGACAGCTCGATGGCGAATCTGAAGAACTTGCCCAACTCCTCCGCGTCGATGCTCTGAACGATGTCGGATTCAAGGATTGATCTGATGTCGTTCGGCTTGTTGCTGCGCATCTGATTGCCTATGCGTATCATGCTGTCACGATACTTTTCGGCGATCTTTTGTCTGCCCTGGACAGTCAGCGAATTGAAACGTCCTTCAAACTTGTCGTCCAGACCGCCGAGGAAGGCCCCGATTTGATCCTGGAAGTTGTAGAACTCGTCTCTGCTGAAATCATACTCACGAGCCGTGCTCAAGAAGGGCCTAAATGTCTCGCCACTCTGAGGGCCTATGAAACCCCTATCATATATGCGAGCTCGATGGTCGATGAAAGGATTATTGCTGAAAGCGTCGCCGCTTTTACGCAACCACTCCATAGACTTGACGCGCTCATACGTGTCTCCTCTCGACGCGAGGTATTTCCGGTACTCATTGAGTCCGTTATAATATTTAGCTTTGCCACGATCATCCTCGAAATAAATTAGCTTATTGATGAAGTCATAGAAGTCATTGTCTATCTTGTACTCAGCCTTGGACGCTTGCGTGAGCGCCGTCACCATGTCTTTGTCGATGAACTCGTCGGGGAAATCCGAGAAGCTGCTGCTGGACGTGATGGGAATCCGTGTGTCTTCATAGATGCCGAACTTGTTCTTGATGAAGTACGTTTTGTACCCTTCGCGGAACAACAACCGGTTCTTTGGGCCGGTCACGCCCACACGCAGTCCTATTTCGACCTTACGCGTCAGCTTGGAGTACTCTTGAATCCTGGGATCGGTGATCCTCAGATTGTAGGCGTAAGTGTCATAATAAGGGCCGAAGTACTGGCCGCTCATCTTGCTCTTCATGCGCCTCTTCTGAACGCCGAAGGTTTCCAGCTCAAAGAACTTGGAGGCTCTCTTCGAATTCAAGATTTTGTTGCCGACAGCGTACCAATCGCGACGTCCGGCGCTCAATCCCGCCATGTTGTACAGGTCTCTTCCCAGGGATACCGCCAGCTGGTCTTTGTCCGGAGAGTCCGCCAGAGAGAGACGATGTGCAAATTTTGTGTAGAACAGCTGCAGGTCGTCGTCCGAGATCAGCGTTCTCAGCCGCAGAGGAACCTCGGTATTGAGCAGAGGCATCAGCTCTTTGGCCAACTCAGGTGCCGTCACATCTTCCCACTTATTGCGTGCCCGAATGCTGTCTATGAACGTATCTCTCAGATCGTCCAGTTGGACCGCGCCCAGGACAGGATCGACGTAGTTGTCTTGCAACAACTTCTTCAGCACGTCCGAGTCTTTTCTGATTTGGGTTTCGATGGCGTCGGAGATGTTCATCACGTCGAACTTGATCTGTCCTTGAGTAACGGCTTTGAAGTTACCCCAGGGTTGCGGGTCTTTGCGGTATCTTGTGAAGTTGATCCGTAGATTGTCCAGAATTACCGACCGCTCGTTGACGCCCATATATTGGTCCAATGAGTCCACAAACTTCTCTATGAACACTTTGTCCCCATCGGTCAAATCGTTGGACTCTTTGAGGAGTCGCAGCTGATTGTTGAAGACGTCGGGATTGGGCTGGAACAAACGAACGTCTTCGTAGCGACCGGTTATTGGATTGAATTTAAGTTGATCCTCCGTAGGTGGTCGCGTAAGCACGAATCGTTTAGATCTGCGCTTATTGCCCAGAACATTGCCTCGATAATTGATAAGGGAAAGTGTGCCGTCGAGCTCTCCCGCTTGCAGCAAGAAATACTCTCTGAGCCGTTTCTGCATGGCTGGATCATTTAAAATGTCCTCCGGGCGAGAAATGCCAAGATGTATTGAATCGAGCTTTCTCTTAGCATTGGCAAATTTGATTGTGTCGCTCGGGGCCGTGTATTCCGAATCGGTCAGCCGTCGTAATTCTTTAATCCCAACCGCATTGCCCTTGGAGTTGAAGAACTTATCACCTGCGAGTTGTCCTTTGTTGAACAAATCCACGGCTTCAGAGCCTCCCAAATGTCTCAGCTGGGTGTCCAGGGACTGGCGTTTGAGCCATGCGTCGTAAGTCTCACCCAACGGAGTGCTGCCTTCATAGAACGCCCGCTGAGCAGGATTCAACTTCGAAATATTGCGCTTTCGGACTTGGGCCACGTTCTCCAGAGACGCCAAGTCTGCCCAGTTTTTCAGGACGGGAGTCGTGGTACTCCGGCAGTGGAAATGCGCCGGAGGGAGGTGCGAGTAGTCGCCCACGTCGTAGATTTGGCCGTCTCGGTGGATGCAGATTGGAGTCGTTCGTCCGTCGATCACAGACACGTATTGCCAGCCGTCTAAACTGTTAGAGTTTGCTTCGTATACGGCCTGATCGGCCTGAGCATTGACGGACGTCATCGCCGTCACGACCAGAGCCTTGGAATGATTTCTGGTGATGTTATGAACATTGTTCTTGCGGACGTCTCTCGCTATTTCATCCACGCCTTTGCTTTTCGACATCCCCTCTCTTATCACATCTTCCAGACGCTTCTTCTCACTGGCCCTCACTCCGTGCCAGGCAGGCTCCAAAGCTTTATTTCCCGCCAAGGGCTTCTTAAGAACGATGTCTTCACCGATGGCGCGAGAAGGCTTTCTGGCTCGCCAAACTTTAGATGTGGTCGCCTCAAAGTTCTGGTAAGTGTAGCTTATCTGGTCTTGGACCAAGTCTCTCAGAGAGCGTTTCGTGGTCTGATAGATGTCTTTGTATGTTCTGATAAGTTCTTCGTCAATCGCATCTCTTAAGCGGCGAAAGCCCTTAGTTGAGAGATTTGCTTCACGGAGCAATTTATCAACACGGACTTCATGGCCGTCCAGCGTAAGGAATACTTTTCCTTGGACGGTTTTCTCATAACGACGGAGCATTGCCGCTCTGTCTATAGCTTTGTCATACATTTCCACATTTGCTGAAACGGTCATGAAGTGTGCCTCTTACTTTTCTAAATTAGTTTTCTCATTGTCCTCTCCGGAGATGATCAGCTCATCATCGTTGATTTCTTGCTGACCTTCTGCGTCGTCGTACTCTCCCGGAAGCATGTCATTCTGCTTAAGGAGGCTCAACCAAATCTTGCGAGGAATAAGACCAAGCTGATACCATTCAGTGGACAATCGCAGCCAGTCCACACCGATCTGACCTGTTTCAAAGTCTTCCGACATTTTGAAAGTGATGTCGTCGATGCTGACCTCTTTACCGTAACGCCATTCCAGCATAAATGCTATGATTTGACGCATGGTGTTGCTCACTTGAACGTTCAGCGCACCCAATTGTGCGGTTTGTGAAGCGTTGCGAATCATCAATGCCACGCCCGATTGTGCCGTTTCGGGGGACAAAATTCTAATACCTAGCTTCGCCATTTCTTCAAGGGCGGCAGCTATTGTATTTTCCATGTCCGCCAGGGCGGCACTGGGTGTTTCCAACACGCCTATCTTGTCATCTTGATCGAGGCGAATCCACGTGCCCAGACCGCTTTCGACAGTCTCTTCAAACTCTTCTTTCTTCATGTCGGACGCAATCCACGGAGTGTAGGTGGAAGCGCCGTACATCAGATGGTTTCTGCGGCTGATCTTGTTGTAAAGGGCGATCTCCTTGTCCACCAGCGGCGTCACGAACGGTTCACGCGGGGTGTAGTCGCCGTTGAGAGGCCAGGCGGGTATGAACGTCAAACGCTCTCCGTTCTTCTTTAGATTGGTCTGCTCGTCTTGCAGAAGAAAGGTGCCTCCCGAATTTTCCGGGGTGAATTGGGTCTGGCCGTTGATGGTTTCTTTCTCGGTCGCCCCTCCCTGCACGTAGGATCTGATTCGATAGTATCCGTCGGGGTCTATATC